TTAATTGATTTTTCTTGATCAGGAACAAAGCCGCCGTCAGATTTTTTAATTTGCGCTTGTTTAAAAATTTTATTAATTTCTTCAATCAATGATGGGTTTGTAAAATCTTCAGCTCCATGAAACATGGTCCATGACGGCATGAGTCCAATTTTTTGATCGGCATAAACAGTATCCACGGGATTTGCTTTTTTATTTTTCTCCCCATGAGGTCCAAAATTTACCCAACTGTTTTGACCGCGAGTCTCAGATGTAAGAGCTCCACGAGCCAAAGGACTATACATTGCCGCATGAGCTCTCCATGCGTTTTCTTCGCCATCTGCTCTGAATCCTACGCCTTCTTTAGCGTGCCCATATAAATCATGAACTGCTCGGAAAATGTCATTTAAAGTAACTTTCTGGCCATTCCATCTTTCGCCGCTATCTGCCANCAATGGATTTTGACCAAGCTGAGATTTCATTTCTTCATCAGAACCAAAACCTACCGCAGTCGGGAAAATAAAAATGTGACGATTATTATTTACATCTTCCGTGGCCAATCTTGGCGATGCTTCGTATGGATCGTTTTCTGTTTTGGGGTCCCAAAATTCAAAATTGTAACCATGTTTCTTTGCATGGTGATATTGAGCCATTGTCTCGGCCAGCATAGCGTCATAAGAAGCTTTCACCAAAGGATTATTTGGTTCATGCTTCATTTCTGCGTAAGCTTTTGCTATTTGAGCGCCGCGCTCTGGGTTGACGGTTACATAATTAGCAGGCGGCTCATAAGGACGATTCAAGACTGTTTTCATGTAATCCGAAGCAATGCTACGAATATGATTATTGGGCTGGGCAGTTATAACTTGATTTGTTTTAGGTATAACTATTTTTTGAGGCAGACCAATTAACGCGCTAGAGTTTTGAACCGATNATGGAAGAACGACACCGCTTCCTGATAATCCCGTTCTGTTTTGAACTTCTCCCGTTTGGGGAAGTGGCGCATTACCCATTCGGGCATTTTGCGTTCCTGATTGTGGCTCTTCATTTTCTCTCCTTAATTTGTTAGATAATTCATCTTCGCCAATCGATNTAGCNACCATCATGGCGCGGCGGATATCCTTGGCCTGATCCATAATTAACTTCCGCCTTCAACTTCTTTGGTCATTTTAGGGATTTCATTCATCGCTGCTGGAGCGTTTTGCGGATGCAACAANATGTCACGCGCTAACTCCATAGCCTGAATTCTCTCACGAGAATGCCGATCTAGTGCGCGATTTTGGGCTTCATCTTCCGAATCGTGGTGTTTGATTGCAAGCTCACCGCGCTTAGTCTCGGCATCCATTAGCTTCGCCCTAGCCGCCATCATGTCGATGGCGTTAGGTTGATTGCCCTGCGGAGGAGGAGTCGGCTTATGGGCAAAGTGTCCAGTCTGAACCTTTGCTTGAGCTTCCATCATGCGAGCATCAGCTTCTTTCATCTTGGCATCAGCAGAGGTCTTCTCGTTCGCCAACTTCGCTTGGATCGCCATCACTTCAGGCGGCGGTGGCGGATTGGCTGGCTTCGGAGCTAAGAACTGCTGAGGATTGCTCCATCCCATAGCATGCATAGCAGCCATATCGATGGCAATCGGGTCATACATCGATGGGTTGGCGGCCTGCAATTGCTTCAGAGCCATCACCTTCATAACACGCTGGGTCTGAGAAGCGGTATTTGGATCGGCTTGCGGCACGAGATCAACATTGTCTAATGCGCGCAAAAACGTCTGCTCATCCCAAGGCTTATTGCTGCGAGTTCCGCTCTGCCAGAAAGACTCTGGGTTCTCGCGGAACACCTCAACCAACATCTTAAACTCTTCCGCTTGGGCAGCGTGCAGGCGTTTGTGAACGGCGTTCAGCACCTTAACGGCCTGCTCAATCATCGCCAGAGTCGTTCCAACAGGCGCATCGGCTCGGCCTTCGCCCACTTGCTGCTCAGACGTGCCGCCAACTCGCATACCCGTTTGAGCCATGTCGCCGACCAGCTGCATCAGTGCTTGCGATGGAGGCTGGTAGGGCAATGGCATGATGGCTTGGTTAATCGGCAGACCGCCGGTCTTGACCAGAGCACCGCCTCCGGGCGGTACACGGAAGATATTCGTATTCTGCCGACCGCCCGTGTCCGCCATTAGGAAGCCTGGGAAGTTGGAATACATACCAGCATCCAAAAGCTCACGCCAAGCAGCAGTGATCGCATTGGTCGTGTTGCCCAAAATGTGCAGCAGGCCGATGTCGTAAAATCCAAAGCCGGGCACGAACGTATACTTCACAAAACGCTTGCGAGCAACAGGCAAATCTTTAGTCTCTTCGCGGTAGTTACGCACAATCGACAGGACCTTACGGCTAGAGACATCAATCGTCACGATGTACGGAATCTCTAAGCCGGTCTCGCGGCCATTAATCTTATGCTCAAAGCCTGAAATCTCAAGCTCGCAATAGCATTCGTAAATTTCACGATCACGATCATGCGGATCGGAAGATTCAGGCTGAATGCCCTGAACAGAGCTTTCCTCTCGATCCAAGCTGTTAAGCTTCGGAGCGTTGGGCGCACTCAAATCAATGTCTCGATACACGCCCAGAATCTGCATGCGCTTCACAATCGATGGGCGCATCATGATTCGTTGGGTGACTCGCTTGGCGCTTGCCAAGTCGATAGCAGAGTTATTCACAATCAAGTCGTTTGCGTCAACGGTCTCTGAAACAGGACGATTGCGAATCGGGCAATAATAAACTTTCTTAAACGAAGAACCGCCAAAGCCCAGCATCAACAACATTCGGTCCGTGTCCGGATAATACTCAGACGCAACCGTAGTCAAGTAGTGATTCAAGTCGCGCTCTAAGCAATGAGCGTCTTCGTCTTCCTGCAAGATCGCGTTGTTATCGTCATTGCGAATCTTCACAGGCCCGTCAGTCGGCAACAACTCAGATCGAGCATTCGCCTGAAAGCGCAACACCGCTTCCAAAAGTAAGGGGTGGCGAACCTTCGACATGCCCTCGACTGGAGCTCCATCGGATGCACCTTGCAGACCGGGTATTTCTATCTTCAGTCCCAACAGCTTCACGCCGTTGGTTCGGTCTTCAATCCAATCGTTTCGGCTTCTGATGTCAGCATCGATTCCGCGCAACATCTCTTCGGCGATGCGCGACAACTCATCGTCTGGGATTTCATCAACAAGGTTAGCATACCAATCGGTATCCTTCTCCTTGCGAGACTCGCCCAAAGGACGACCATCCAGAGAGACTGTGACAGATCCATCTCCGTGTTCAATCTTGATAATGTTTCCTTTGTCATCAATGTCAGGGATGTCTCCGCCCTCTTCCGCCATCTCAACAATAATGTCTTCATCAGGCAATGCAACGCCCTCCTCTTCAGGAGCTTGTTGTCGCAAATTAGGCATCAGACCTTGCGTCATGGCCATGCAAATCACCCTTCCTTGTTAACAGCGCGGAGACTTTCCATCTCCNTAACGAATCGATCTATCCCTTCTTGGGCTGCATTATTATCAGTTTTCGCCTCAATTGTATAGGTTCGGCGGTAACAAAATGGCGGCTCACCCCAAACCTCAACCGACCACACGGGAATCGGACCATCCTCCAACAAATCGACAATCGCTGAAGCCAACACTCTTTCATTCATGGCACTAATTTCCTTTATGCTGGGTAGAGAGGAGCATCCTGCCCTCGTGGGTAAATCTTCTTCGACTCAATCTCAGCGGCGCGCTCAGGAGCACGGCTCAACAATCCAAGCTCGCGCAAGTGCTTCAACCCCATCGAGCAGGTGTCCACCAAGTCATCGTGCTTGCCCTTCGGGAACTGACCAACTTGCGTGATCACCATGTCAGCCCAAGCCCGATCCGGCGCGTAAACCGTGCCGTCAGCAAAGATATGCTGAACAGCGTACAGACGCGACAGCTTATCCATCGACTTCGGATCCGACAACTGAATGGCGTACTTCTCGTTGTTATAAACTCGGCGCAACTCTTGGGATACAGAAATTCCTGCCGCTTTGTTCTCCACCAGCAGCTTATCGACCTTAAGCAGGCGGCAAGTGTCGGCAACCTTCCCAAGCAGCTCATGGAAAGCCAGACGCTCAGACCACGCATGCATCAGCATTACCTTGGGCGCGCCGTCAGCATAAGTACGTCAACATACATCGGTCTGCCGTCCGCTCCCAGAACCCGACTGTTCTGCGCCACTGTATCTGAGCTAAACACGCCCCAAACCGTCATGGCGGACGGGTCGTTCTCCGTCTTCATCGTATAAGCCGTATCCAAGCAGGCAATAATGAAATCCATCGGCGGAAAAGTGCTATCAGGCCATAATTGCCACCAGTCACGCTTGATCACACCGCCGCCTGCAGGCTCAGGTCGCTGCTGAAGCTGTCCGGCAGAAGCAAAAGGACCCAAAGACCGCTCCAGAGCCTTAACCTCGTCCTCGCCAAAACGCTCAGGCCACATCAGCTCATTGGGCACAGCCCGTGGGTCTTTCCAGCCAATCGGCGTGATGTAAGAGCGCTCAGGCTCGTACCGCATCGGCAAGCACAAATGCGTCCACTGATCGGACTCTTTCGACAGAATATGGCCTGTCAGATCGTCCTCAGCCAGCCTTTGCTGAATGATGATGTAAGCACCCGTCTTCGGATCGTTCAAACGGGTAGACATCGTTCCATCCCACCAGTCCTTCGTAGCCCCAATGGTCGCTTCCGAAAAGGCCTCGTTGGCGGCGTTGGGATCGTCCACCACGATGATCGAACCACCTTCACCCGTCACCGCCGCGCCAATCGATGTGATCAGACGCTCGCCGCCCTTGTCGTTGCTAAAACGGGACTTGGTGTTTTGGTCGCTCGTTAG